AACGAGTAAGAAGCACCATCATCTACCGATTTAAAGATTTGCGCACCTTTCCAGTCCGTGTTATCATATCCGTGAATGATGATAGAAGCACGTGGAGATGTATCATCTGAACTAATAGTTGGCAAGTCAACAAATAGTGTTCCTGTCTCAGTGACTGTAGTTGCAGTATTCAATACAACTGGTGGTAATTGTGGGTCAAGACCAGTGCCAGTGTATGTAGAAGCAGTAGTTCCGATTGTAACTCCACCCACAACAATTGGTGTAGGCTCGCCAGGTGCTCCAGCATCTACGCATTGAATTTCAAGAATTGCATCTTCTACTTCTTCCATCTGCACAATACGTACCATGCCTTCTGGAATGGAAATAACATCTCCTGGTTCCAAATCAATGGCATTCTGATAAGTGGTCTTAAAGACGTATTGCATACGTTCTAAATGAGCACCAACAAGTAATTTATCAGTTGCTTCCTTAGCATCAGCGTGCGTTAGCATGAATGGAACTGACAAATTGATGTCATTGCCCGCAACGAATGTAGAAATTTCAGAACGTTGTGTGTAATTATTGTAGTCGAGGTCTTCAGCAATATATGTAAGCGAAACTGAACGTGGTAAGTCAACAGACTGAAGACGCTTCATTGTAATAGGAGTGGCAATAGCATTTGAACTATTGAAGCCCATGTCGTCATGTGTTAGCGTTCTAATCGACGTAGAATTACGTGGAACAAACTTAAGAATACCAGATGAATCGACCATGTCAAACTGGAACGCGCGCGAGAGATTGTCGAGAACAGTTCTAACAGATGTCTGTTGAGACAAAGCAAAGTGGCAAGAGATTGTATTACTTAGTAATGATACATCATAGTTTAGAATGCCTGCTTCGATACATAAAGACTGACATACAGAACGTAGTGTAGGTGGCGTGTATGCGCCTGTGTATGATGGAGAACCATTATAACGTGAGTCTACTGTCGGAGAACTACCATCTCCAGTCATTGCATCAATAATCTTTGAACCGGCCCAAGCAACACCCGCACCAATTGCAATTGCTTTTGCCCAATCTCCAATAGTTGCATTTTGCATCCAGTCGAATGCCCCATTTACGATGTCACCAAGACTTAATGAGAAGCCTGCATCAACTGCAAGATTTTCTACCATTAATTCCCACTTTTCTGGCCAAGTTGTAATGTCTTTATATGTTGATTGGCGTGGACGATTAAAGTCGTCAGATGTATGGTCTTCAATACACACGAATAGCGAACCGTCAATACGGACCACGTCAGCATGATATGGAGTGCCCGTGACATTCTTCTTGTAGTCAGTAGCAATCTTCCATTCACCCTTCCACTGAACACCGTCATGCTCTGTCTTAGGACCTTCGGGGCCAATTGGACCGGGGGCGCCAGGAGGTCCTCCAGTTTCTGTAGTAGTTGAAGTAGAACCAGACCCACCAGTTTCGATACTAGTTGTGACAGATGTATCGCAAATTTCGCCCGTTGGTGTTGGCGTGCCTACTGTTAACTCGGCAGGAGTTTCAGACTGAGATGCACCTAAGACAACATCTGGTATTGGGCAATATGCGGTAGTCATGTATTAGGCCTCTTTATAACTTTGACCACCAGTAGATACGGCAGTATATTGATTTATTGTTAGATGATTTTTCCAAACGAATGGGCTATCTGCATATACTACACCTATCTTTGTTGCTGAAATAAGCAGTAGTTTCTTTGGTTGATTTACAGAAATAATGCTTGTTCCATTCCATGCATCAGCATTCTGAGCAGGTAGCATTATGATATTTGTCACATCACCAAAATCGCCATTCGTGTTATCTATAAGTTTGCATGTAAAATCACTATCTACTATGTCACTACCTTTATTCCCTATAATCGAAACACCAGAAATAAGGGTGCGTTGTAATGATTTACCTGTATTTACGAACCAACCAGTAGTTCCATCCAAAGCGAAATCATCACCACCTGTAAGGATACCAAATTTATGCACCACGCTATCTGCTTCAGTGACTTCTGAAATCATTGTAGAAGGATAATCTTTCGTTCCTAAAGTAACTTTACCTTTATATGAACTCATTACGAATAATGAATTACCGTAACTTTTAATCTTACCAACATCTCTATTAACAACAATGCTTGTTAGGTATCCACCATTCTCAGCATTATGCTTTAGCACGCTCATTGTGCCCATGCAAGAGATGTATAGTGAGGAATTCACGATGGCAAGATGTCGCTTATCTTTTTGCTTCTTGCCCTGTAATCTACCATGGTCAGTTCTTACACCAGTGGTAATATTGACTGAGAACAGTTTCTGTCTGTCATCCACATACTGTTCGTCCATTGGCCATTTAGATGTGTAGAAGAACCTAGAACCGCAAATAACACCATTGCTATTACCCTGCGTCGTCGATAGTCCGTCGATTATCTCTGAACTGTCATCAATATAGACGCTTGCAATATCTGCAGTCTGTCCACTTACGTGAACTTTTGATAAAGTAAGTCCAGTCCAGTGATAAATGTAGTCGTTCGAATAGAGCAAATCGCCCTTATTCACAAAGTCAAGAGTCTTTACGATTCTACAAACTGGACCATACCCCGCATAATTTAAATCATCGACGTTTGACGCATTTAATAGGTACCGCTTATATTCTTCATTAGGAATATTCTCATCATTATACATTCCCCAGAATTCAAGAACAATTACTGTTCCGTCTGTCTGTTGTACCCACAAATTCTTTCCGTCATAAGCAATGTCATTATCTACGCTGTTAAGAAGTCCATCTATCTTAAAGTAATCATTTAATTGCCATGCCATATTAGAACCCCTGTGCGCCTAGGATTTCAAAAGAGAAGTTTGGAACTGCTCCTGTCGTTCCTAAGTCAAAATCTTGTAAAACAATGTAAGCTAAACCATTGTAAGCAGGTACATTGCCGGCACCTTTAGCAGTTTCAATAGTTGTGTCTGGTGTCTGTGCATCAGTTCCAAGATAGAGAGTTCCAACTAACGGCTTCTGAACTGTGCGTCCATCAATAATCAATGTGTTATTTGCCCACACGCGAGAGATTCCTGTAATAGGACCCTTGCACAACAGGATAGCCATGTCTTGCTTATACCCTGTCGTAATAACTGAAGGACCACCGCCTTTGCCTGTCTTTGTCTTAATTTGATAGGTTCTTTTAGATGATGCCCATATTACATTCCCAGCAACACGCTGTTTACCGATTACGTACGGAATGGAAGTACCATACTGAGCAGTTTGGATTCGTAAATCTCCTGCTGCTGGTTGTGTAATTGTCTGTTTGCTAGCCGAGATAGATGAACCAAGCATCCAGCCAACTTGCGCACCGGTACTGCCACCCACTAGATAACCGATGCCTGCTGATACTGCTGGAATGATTAGATTCGCCATTAGTCAGTCCTACTTGTTTGTTGAGTCATAGAACGAGCAAGTCCAGATAGCCTACGAATTTGTTCGTGGAATGAGATTGCGTCTACGAGTTTTGTGCCAAGATGAATTTTACTTGCATCTTCTTTAGCGTTGTCATCGAAGATAAAGGTGGCTCTGCGTCCATCTATTTCGATTTGTGAAATTTGATAGCCATGCACCTTAAGTGCAGCAGCAATCGCGATGTTGTCTGTATAGTATGACATATTAGTCCTTAATATTAGGAAATCTGTATGCTCTTTCAAGTCGTTCTTTGAACTCTCCAGATAGACTATTTACTATAACCTTCTCAGCTTTGAGATGTGCATGCACAAATCGATTATCAGCCAATAGAATACCTAAATGAGAACATACACGGCCGTATTTGAAGGCCAGAATGTCGCCTGGTCGTGCATCTGCGAGGTCTATCTGCACGCAACCGAATGATTCTATGATGTTACACATCGCTTCTTCCTTAGAATGCCAGTGCCACTCAATCGAATAAGGTTCTACCTTAAATTCTTCGATTAACTTTGCTTCTTCTGCGACCTTGCCTATTAAGTATGCACAATCAACGCCAATGCCTTTCAGTCCGACTTGGTGTTGATAAGGGGTGTCAATCCACTCATATGCAATATAGATTACTTCTTTACGTGTTGTCATGATTAGCCCGTGGAAACAGTTGCATTAACATCGACTTGAAGATGCGGAAATCCACCGAAGTTAATCACATTACCGAATTTTACTTTGCATGTTTCAATAGTATGGTCACATCCAGCTGTTAACTCGAATGCATCTCCTACAGCAATCTGCATAATGGTTGGTAAGTACAACTCGACTGACTCTGAACCACCACTTGCATGAATCTTTACTTCAGATGTGAGACCAGTATTAAGTCCAGATGTGAACTTGATGTACCCATTAGAAGCCCATTTATCTGGCCGTCCAGTGTTTGAGATGTTAATCTTTAGTCTTGGAGAAAGGACGTATGAAACTGTTCCAGTAGAAACATACGAGCCTCGTGCAACTTTACAAGCGCCAATCTTTCCTGGGCCAGCCACGCTGAATAACTGGTGTCTACAGTTTGCTGTGACAACGTTTCCGATATTTCGTCCGAGGTCTCTAAGGTAGTTTTGAATGTCTGCACGGAATCCCTCATCTGTCCA